TAGCTAACTTAGGTTTATCTGCAACAGCAGCAGAAATAAATTATACAACAGATGTTACTTCTAATATTCAAGCTCAAATAAATGGCAAGCAAGCATCAAATGATATCCTTACAGACCTTGCTAGTTTAACACAAGCTACTGATAAAATCCCATACTTCTCGTCAGCTACAGCTGCCGCCGTCTTAGACTTTAAAGACGAAGACAACATGGCATCTAACTCAGCCACAGCTATAGCATCCCAGCAATCCGTCAAAGCTTACATTGATAGTAAAACTGCTCGTTTTAAAAGTAGTGATCTGTTCGTTATAGCTGCTGCTGAATATTCTATTACACATAACTTAGGAGCTATACCTAACTTTTTTCATATAGAATTTGAGTGTGTAACAGCAGAACATGGGTATTCTATTGGAGATATTGCTATTGTATCTTCTGCTTTTAGTAGAAGTCACTACAATTTTTTTATTCAGGATGTTACAACTACAACAGCAGAGGTAGGAATTGGCTCATCTGGTATTATAATTAGACATAAAACTGACGGTACTATTGCTGTAATTACAAATGGATCATGGAAGTGGCGTTTAGTTTGTGGATTATAAATATTAAATGGCAACTTTAGAACACATTAAGACAGCAGCTGAAAGTGACCTAGTTACCTTTATTAAGTTAATAGCTCCTGAGCAAATGCTAGGTCAGTGTCACGAAGATGTTTGTAATTGGTGGATAAACCCAGAAGCTAAAAGCCACCAGCTTCTACTCTTTCCTAGGGATCACGGTAAGTCTCGATTAGTAGCTTTTCGTGTAGCCTGGGAGTTAACCAAAGATCCTACACTTAGGATACTATATATATCAGCTACAGCTAACCTAGCTGAAAAACAATTAGGATTTATAAAGGGGATCATCACTTCTGATATTTACCGACGATACTGGCCTGAACATGTCAACCATGATGAAGGCAAGAGAACACGTTGGACTAACTCAGAGATTATGTTAGATCACCCATTAAGGAAAAAAGAAAATGTTAGGGACCCTTCTATCTTCACTGGTGGGCTTACCACGTCGCTTACTGGGCTTCATTGTGACATTGCTGTCTTGGATGATGTTGTTGTGTACGAGAATGCTTACACTGGTGAAGGACGTAATAAAGTCAAAAGTCAGTACTCTCTTCTCTCGTCTATTGAAGGTGCTGAAGCTAAAGAGTGGGTCGTAGGAACGAGGTATCATCCTTCTGATCTTTACAATGATCTTCTTCAAATGACAGAGGACATCTATACAAAAGATGGAGAAAAGATCGGTGAAGAAAATATTTATGAAATCTTTGAAAGACCAGTAGAAGACAGAGGAGATGGTACAGGTCAATTCTTATGGCCTCGTCAACAACGTAAAGACGGCAAGTGGTTCGGATTCGATATAAAAATCTTAGCCAAGAAAAGAGGACAGTATTTAGACAAAGGACAGTTTAGAGCACAGTACTATAGTGATCCTACCGATCCAGATAATGTGCCTGTAGGTTCAGATAAGTTTCAGTACTTTGAAAGAAAACATATACGTGATGATAATGGTCACTGGTTCTATAAAGAAAAGAAATTAAATGTTTTTGGTGCTGTCGATTTTGCCTTTAGTTTAAATAAAAAAGCTGACTACACAGCTATCGTTATAGTAGGAATAGATTCAGATAATAACATATATGTATTAGACATAGATAGATTTAGAACTGACCGTATATCTGATTACTTTGAACATATCCTACACTTGTCTAATAAGTGGTCCTTTAGAAAACTAAGGGCTGAAACAACAGTAGCTCAAATGGCTATCGTTAAACAATTAAAAGAGTTGATTAAACAACATGGACTATCTATTAGCATTAATGAATACAGACCAAATAAAAGTCAGGGTAATAAACAAGAACGTATATCCTCAATCCTTGAACCAAGGTATGACAATATGAGTATATGGCATTACCGTGGAGGCAACACTCAAATACTAGAAGAAGAACTGTCATCTCGTAACCCTGCTCACGATGACGTAATTGATGCGTTAGCTTCAGTTGTAGACATGGCAGTTAAACCTGCTCGTAGAATTAGACGTTATAGTAATAACGTAGTGCAATTTAATAAAAAATTCGGAGGAGTTTCCTTCTAATGGCTGGAACAACTATTGATATAGACAAGCTTATTGAACCCCATGCTTTAGCTTCTGAGATTACAGAAAGATGGACTAATTGGAATAATGCTCGTCAAAGTAAAATTGATGAATGGAAAGAACTTCGAAATTATTTGTATGCAACAGATACTCGAACAACTTCAAATAGTAAACTACCTTGGACTAATAGCACCACTACACCTAAGTTAACACAAATTGCTGATAACTTACATGCTAACTATTTTGCAACTCTATTCCCTCAGAAACAATGGTTTCGTTTTGAGGCATACGACAAAGATTCAAACACTAAAGCTAAACGAGATGTTATTCAATCTTATATGAATAATAAAATTAGACAGTCAGACTTTGAGAATACTGTCAGTCGTTTAATAAGTGACTTTATCCAGTATGGGAATTGTTTTGCAACGGTAGATTTTTCAAAAGACTACACTAGATACGAGGACGGAGAACTCTCTGTAAACTATGTAGGACCTAAGTTAGTTAGGATTAGTCCTTTTGATATTTGTTTTAATCCTATGGCTCCATCTTTTGAGGACAGCCCTAAGATTGTACGTACAGTTATGACACTAGGGGAAGTCTCTCGTAAAATAGAAGAAACTGTAGACAATAGCTATATGAAAAAATTGCTGGATAAAATGATGCACAACAGGTCATCTACTTCAGGAGTTGATATAGACGTAAGTAAATCACAGGCTTTTATTGCGGATGGGTTCTCAACTTTAAATGAATACTACGAGTCAAACTATGTAGAGATACTTACATTCTATGGTGACATCTATGATAGTGAAAATGAAACCTTTCATAAAAACCGTACTATATCTGTAGTAGACAGATCCTATGTTTTGTTAAACGAACAGAATCCTAACTGGTTAGGTAAAGCTCCTATCTTCCATGCAGGATGGAGAGAACGTCCTGACAACTTATATGCAATGGGTCCACTAGATAATCTTGTAGGTATGCAGTACCGGATTGATCACCTAGAGAACCTTAAAGCTGATGTGTTCGATCAGATAGCTTACCCAATTATTAAAATTAGAGGTGACGTAGAAGACTTTGATTTTGCTCCTGCTACTCGTATATACATGGGTGAAGAAGGTGACGTAGGTTATTTAGCACCTGATGCTACAGCACTTAACGCTGACTTCCAGATTCAAAACCTAGAGAATAAAATGGAGATGTTAGCTGGTGCCCCTCGTGAAGCTATGGGTATTCGTACCGCAGGAGAAAAAACAGCTTTTGAAGTACAGCAACTAATGACAGCAGCAGGTAGAATCTTTCAACATAAAACAGCACACTTTGAAAGAATATTCTTAGAGCCAATTTTAAATTCTATGCTTGAAGCTGCACGTAGAAACATGGACTATGCAGATACTATTCGTGTACTAAATGATGACACAGGTCTATATTTCTTTGAACAGATTACTAAAGAAGACATTAAAGCTAACGGAAGAATTGTACCTATAGGTGCTCGTCATTTTTCTGAAAGAGCACAAAGAGTACAAAACCTTACTCAACTATACCAGTTAAAGTTAGCTGACCCAACTATGTCAGCACACTTGTCAGGTAAAGAGTTTGCTCGTTTAATGGCAGATGAGTTAGGTGAACCAGCTCTCTTTGGTGAAAATATAACTGTAGTCGAACAGGTTCAAACACAAAAGGTAGCAACTGAAGCTCAAGTACAGTTTGAAGAAGAACAGCAAATTGCAATAGAAAAAGGAATTTAATATGCCTTATAAAAAAGGAAAAGTTAAAGAATACAAAAATAAAACTAAGAAGCCGATGAAACCTAAAAAGAAATAATGAAAACTTCCTGGTTTAAAGAATGTAAGACGAAAGAAGATAAAGATAAAATTCGTCAAACGGTCATTGCTAACCGAGCAAGTCTTGACCGTCTCAAAGAAATCCTAGAGCCTTTGCTCAAGGAAACCCCATCTTCAGCCGACTATGACAGCCCTTCTTGGGCCTATAAGCAAGCTGACAGAATAGGATACAACCGAGCACTTAACCAAGTGCTTGACTTAATTAACTTAGATAAGGAATAACCCATGTCCATTTTTACTGAGACAGATTCTAACCAAGAAAAACCTCAGACAGAACAAGTAGAAACAACTGAACAAACCAAAAGCTCATTTGTAGATACACTTGTGCAAGCCAAAGGAGAGAACTGGCGTGATCCTGAAACTCTAGCTAAGGGTAAACTTGAGGCTGATACCTACATATCCCAACTAGAAGATCAGAACAAACAACTTAGGGAAGACTTAAGTAAGAACGATTATGCTGCTCAAGTACTCGACGCAATCAAAGACAAGGCCGCAGACACCAGCACTGCGAAAGACTTTGAGGCTGAAAAAAATACTGCTGGCGTTAAAGAGGAAGGCACACCACCTTCTCTAAACGAGGATAATCTGAAGAGCCTTGTTGAGAAAACCCTTCTTGAGAGGGAGACTAAAAAATCAGCCGAAGACAATATTAAGACTGTTGAAAAAACACTTCGAGATAGATTCGGTGAAAAACTTAGTCAAGTTCTACAAGATAAATCTAGTGAAATAGGTTTGTCTATAAGTAAGATGGAGGAGTTAGCTTCTGAATCACCTAATGCTTTCTTAACACTCTTCGGAGACAGTAAGCAAGACAGTGGTTTTAGTAACATAATTAACAACTCTATCAATACAGAAGGGGTAAATTTGCAATCCTCGACAGAACGTAACTGGAATTACTATCAGAACCTTCGTCGGGAAAATCGTAACCTTTACTATACACCTAAAGTGCAACAACAAATGATTCAAGACAAATTGCGATTAGGTGAAAAATTTGGTAATTAAATAGGAGAAAACCAATGTCTATGACAACTGGCAATAGTTCTCTTTTAACTCGTACCGACGTATGGGGATCTGAGTTAAAAGAGATTCTACGTGACGAAATGCAAGCGCAACGTTACGTAAGAATGTTAGATGGCTTTCCAGATGGAAACACATTTCACATTCCTTCAATTGGTCAAGCACAGGTAGATAACTACAGTGAAGATTCTGCTGTAACTTATAGACCACTTGACACAGGTGAGTTCACATTTAGTGTTGACAAGTATTTGTCATCTGCAACTTATATGACTAAGAAAGCAGAGCAAGATACTTTCTATGCTAATGAACTTATGTCTCGTTTTGTTCCTGAGCAAGAACGTTCAATTATGGAGCATTTCGAATCTACAACTATGTCTGCAGCTGAGTCTGGCGTTACAGCTAACTCACAAGAAGCTATCGACAGCGTATATCACCGTATGTCTGGTGGAAACTCAGGTAAAATAGAACTAGCTGACTTTGCTTATGCTCGTTATGCTTTAAAAAAAGCTAATGTTCCTGATCAAATGATGGTAGCAGTCGTTGACCCATCTGTTGAGTTTACTATTAATACTCTAACTAACATTGTAGGTGTTTCTAATAACCCTATGTTTGAAGGTTTAGTACGTGATGGTATAGCAACAGGTATGCGTTTCGTAGCAAACGTGTATGGCTTTGATGTATACTGTTCTAACTACTGTGCTACTGTAACAGACAGTGCTCTACCTGAAAGAGATGGTTCAACAACGAACAACTTCTCTTCTACAAACGGTAAAGCTAACTTGTTCTTTTCAGCAGCTCCAACGGTTAATCCGTTTGTTGGTGCTTGGAGACAGATGCCTCAAGTAGACTACGACTACAACAAAGACTTCCAAAGACACGAGTTTGTAACAACTGCTCGTTATGGTGTTAAGTTGTACCGTCCTGAAAACATGGTTGTTGTTGCAACCAATCCAAACGTATAAGGGGGATAACTGATGTCTTACACTAACTCAGACGGTCTTCAAGTTTTGACTAACGGTGCGGCAGGTGTTGCTAAAGATGAAGGAACAAACGCCATATCAGCTATCAAAACATTGACTGTAAAAATAGGTGATGCAACTGCTTTAGGTAGTTCTGCTGCAACACCTGATGATCATGATCCTTTTATTCCAGCAGGGTCATACATTAAAGCAGCCACACTTAATGTAACAACAGCCTTTACTTCTGGCGGTTCAGCTACATTAGGTATTGGTGCTTACAATCAAGCAGGTGCAGCTATTGATGCCGATGGTATTGATGCAACTATTGCTTTGTCAGCACTTAATGCTACAACAAAAGCTGTCGCTTGTGACGGTGCTCTTGTTGCTGGTGCAATTAATGTTGGTGCAGCCGATGCTTATATTAAAGCTAACTACGGTACAGCAGTCTTTACTGCTGGTGCAGCTACACTGGTAATCGAATATATCGAACCATAAGTAAAACTTAAGGGTGCCCCTTCGGGGGCATCTTTTTCCTTGACAAAATACACGAATTAATAT